GTTTGATGGGCTTCGCAGCAGGTGCGGCAGAAAGCTCGGCTTTAACCGATGCCATCTCCTCCTTCTTGGCGTATGAGCCCATCTCCTCACGCATTGCTTTCATCTCCTCACGCATCATTGCAATCTCTTCAAGGACTTTCTCCACGATGGCTGCAACGGCAGGAGCTTCTTCTTTTACTTCAACTTCAGCAAGTTCGGTTGCAGGTTCTTCAACTGAAGCCTCAACTTCAATCTCTACCTTCTCCTCTACTTCTTCAGCCTTCTCTTTGATTTCAGCGATTACACCTTCTTCAGCGATAACCAATACACGGCCATCAGCAAGGAGATGCTCACCAACAGGAGCAGGAACACGGTCTTCGCCACTAACGACAAATACTTCGTTTCCTGCTTCAAATACTTCAGCCTCAAGAACGGCACCGTTCTCAAGGGTCATTTGCTCAAACTTAACCTCACGAATGGAGCTAAGTTCAGCAAGGATGCGGTTAAGGATATTATTTGCTTTCATATCTAACTAAATAAAAGAGGGTTGGTTGTTTGTTACATTTTATGGGTTGAGTTCTACATCACCTTGACCAGTCAATGAGCCGATGCCCTGAGCAGGCAGAGAGCCATCGCAGCATTTACGTGAGTAGGTATTGTCCTTGCAGAGGCATCCTCTGTTGCCGCCTCTTGGTGAGGATACGGGTAGCTTTTGTGGTCGTATCATAGTTTGCCCAATTCTTTAAGTTTAGATTCAGCCCAACGCTTTGCAGCAAGTCCACCCCATAGCAGATAGCTGATGGTGCCGCAAGCGGTAGTGTCGTTCTCATCGTAGTATTCTTCGGCTCTTGATAGGTACGAGTACATACGAGTGATTGTTTCTACGCTCACAGGCTTGCCTTGTGCGAGCTGCTGCGCCCTTACCTTACCGACAGGCGTAGCGCACTTGTTTCCGTTGTTCTCGTTTAAGTCAATACCACGCTGAGCATTGTTGCGTACCGCTTGCGGGTAGTCCGAGTAGGACTCCATCTCCATACGCTTGCCTGATTTCTTGCGACCATCCTTTTTGATGATGGCTACGATTTGCGATAGCACTAAGGCCGCCTCTTGCTCCTCAAGGCGCTCCATCTCCTGCTTGGCGAAGTTCATCTTGTCAACGAAGTAGCCCTCAATGGAGAATCCCTTGACCTTGCCTGTCTTTACGAAGCCATCCCAAATCTCTGGGTTGTTGACCTTCATAGAAACCATCCACGTACCAACAGGCAACTCAAAGCCGTACTTCTTGCTCTTGTCGTGAACCTCATCCTCAATAATCCAACTCTCTACAACCGTGAGGCCGTTGATGCCCACCTCGTGTTCAAGCGTTGCGTTGTTCTGCTTGGCCTTCTGGAAGAACATCTCACTCGCTTTGCGGATGGTGTCTTGGCTGAAGTAAACGTAGAACTCCTCCTCACCATTTACTCGGTAGATGGGTTTGTTGGGTACGAGTGCTGCTCCCATAAGGATGCGCTTCTCGTTATCCTGTGCAGCAAACTCCACACGCTGAGAGTTGAGGGCGATAAAGTCCTCCTCAATAGCAGGATGCTCTACGAGGCTGATGGCATCAATCCCCGTGAGTGCCATCGTTTCATCTAAGATTAGTTCAATAAGTTTCATTATCCGAATGTTGCGGTTCTTACTCGTCTGCGGTCAAGCTCTGTTCCTGAAATAACCTCGCCACTAACCACGTAAGCCTTTAGGGGCTTTTGGAATTGTGAGGCGATGCTTTCTACCAAGATATTCCCACCGCTGCTTGATACGATGTTAAAGTTTGCAGGTTGCGATGGTACGCCTGCTCCTGAGTCGTAGTTAGCCGACCCTGAGCTTGCTGCTTGGAATTGTTGGCTATTGATTAGTGCCACTTGACTTGCAGCGAACGCTGCTGCCGTGCCTGCTGCTACCGCAGGGTATGCAGGGAACAATGCGGTCAATGGTGACTTCTGAGCCGTTGCGTAAGCGTTTACCACGCTCTCTACGCCCTGCACTACTGCTTGAGCGATAGATAGTTTCTTTTGGATGTTAAACGCCTTCTCTGCGTTCTTCTCATCGTTGGCATAGCGAGCATCATAGAAGGCTGAAATAGCACTAATCGCCTGCTGCGTGGTCATCACCGCATCGCTAACTGATTGCAGATTAAGCTGCCTACGTTGTTCACCGAGTTGCTTTGTCCTGTCGTAGTACTCTTGGTCAAGCTGATAACGCTCATCAAGAAGTTGTTGATATTGGGCATTCTCAGTTTGACCCGCTTCTTGAGCTGCCTTAATCTGCTCATTTAAGAAATCAACACGAATCTCGTACGACCTCTCGTATCTCTTATATTCTTCTTCGGCAATTTGTCGTTCATTCTTAATTTGCTCATCAAGACCTAATACACCAAGAAGTTGTTGTTGTTTGTTGAACTTTACTCCCGTTTCAGCCTCTATTGCCTTAGCTTCATTTATTTGCTTCTGCAATTCTAAACGCTCACGCTCAAGGCTGCGTTGGTTCATAAGCGCCTCAGACCGCTGACCAATGATTCGTTCTTCAATGTCAATCAATTCAACATTGGCTTGCTCTAATGCAACAAGATTCTCAATGTTCTTTAATCGCTCGTATTCAGCATTAGCAGCAGCCACCTTTACTTCAACCAATCCTCTTTCCTTAGCAAGTTGGTCGCTTAGGATTTTATCTAATGCTTGGTTAGCCTTAATGCGCTCATCAATGCTCTTTAGTTCGTCATCACGCTTTTGGCGCTCAATCTCTGCGAGTTTTTGAGATTCAAGCTGAGAGGCCATTCGTTGAACATCCGCAAGGCGAGATTCGTTTTGCAGCTTCACCAATTCCTTTGCTTGCTCCGTTACTCCTCTAAAAGCATCACGCAAGCTGCCCTTACCACCCGTGAAGTAATCAATCAAGTTGCTAACCGCAATCTGAACGGTGAAGATTCCCGTGTTAAGGGCATCAACTATCTTTTGGTTGCCCGTGAAGGCCTCGCTTGCAGCATCGCTAACACGAGTCACAACTCCAAGAGCCGTGATATTTTTGATTAGGTCGGTAACGCTTTTGCCCGTTTCCTTAACCTGCTTCTCTACGTTCTCGGCAGACTTCTCAGCCTTGTCAAATGACTTCTCGGCAGTAGACCCTATTGATTTAAGATTCTTATTGAGTTCCTGTACGGCAGTATTGAGGTCTTTGATAGTTTCCTCAAACCCACTTCCGTTGCCTTCAATCTTAACTGTTTCTACTACCATTACCTGCGCTTTAAGAACTCATCCCACGTCTTAGGAATAGCGTACTTGCCTTTGGCGATGTCAATCGCCTCTGACTGCTTGCGCCACTCGTCTACCTGCAAGAGTTCAATCAAATAACCTAAATAACTTGGCTTCATACTACGTTAAGGAGTTCAAATGTTGCTTTGCCTGTGGTCAGGTTCAGTTCTACGTTGTTTACAATGTACTTGTTGTTGTTCCAAACAACCGCATTGTTTAGCTCCATATTGATAATCACACCAACAGGCAAGACCGCATCTATCTGTAAGATTCTCCGTTTTGCGTTATACAAGTCCGTGATGTAGTTGCTCCAATAGTCCTGATACAAGTTATTGTTTACACTCTGAAGCAAGTATGGGTCAATGTCAGCACCAAAGCAAATAGTGTTTGCTGAACTTGCGCTATATGGGTTGTTGGAAGTGTTGGCATACCAACAATAGTTAACTTGTCTGCTGGTTGTATTGTCTGCGTTTACAAACGCAAGGGGATTTGAAGTCAAGTCATAGTCGCTCCAAACACCATAGAATAGAACGGGCGCTCCCAAGTATGGGTTGAATGTTCCATCTTCGTTTGCATTTCGTGTGATGCTCTTATAGACAAGCACATTGGTAACGGGTGCGGCTTCTGGGTCAAGGTTAGATAAACGCTCAAATAAAGGACATTCAAATGGAAGCTCTACAATGAACTCATCACCATCAAACGTGAAGAAGCTACGCAAGTCGCCATATCCAACATTGTTTAGATTCCTGTACTCAAATCCTAATATCTGCTCGGTGTCTTGGTATTTAAACTCAATCTCACGATATAGCGATGGTCGGTTTACCGCATACTCCGTGATGTCAAAGTATTCTTGGTAGTTCTTATCGCTTCCTGCTGCATACCAATTATCAAGAGGCTGAATCAAGAAGTTGGTGCCTCCCGTTGGGACAAGAACCATATTGTACATCTTCAATATCCCAGACAAAAAGTCTTTGACCTTAATTTCTGGCATCAAGTCAGATACAACCAAGTTAAAGGTGTATGTTGCGGTTAAGGTTTGGTCTACCTCAAATCGCTTGGTGCTTGTTGTTACATCAGTCGCCTCAAAGTCATCAACACGATAATTAAAGCTAACGGGTACTGCTGCACGAATCTTTAACTGAACTTCATCACCGCTATAAAATCCAAGTCCAATAAACGTGTGGGTTATAGACGATGATGGGTGTGCATCATACGGGATTATGGATACAAGTTGTTCATTTTGGAACAATCCTATCTCGTAAGCTGCGGTGGCGTTGGTGACCGTTGCTTCTAATTGGTAGATGTCAGTATCTACAACGTTCCAAGTTTCGGTGCTTAGATTAAATTCAGTTCCACCACCTGTGCTTCTATTGAAATTTATTAGTTGCCAATCAATAGAAGTAGTGGTGTCATAAAGGTATCCTTCCGTCCTGTGTAGCCACAATGAAAGGTCTACAAACGGATTAGCAGATAGAAATGAACCGCTAAAGGTAATTCCGTATTTTGCTTCTATTGCGTTTAGAATGGCAGTAACCTTAATCGCAGGCTTTAATTCATAGTAGTGAATACCGTGTTCTTCGTTTGCATTGTGCCAAGCGATGTTGTTATCTGAGTGTTCGCTATTTCTTGAGTCATAAATCCAATTCTTGACAGGACTCATTAACGGATAAAAGAACTGACTATCGTATTCCGTAGTGAATCTATCAAAGATTTCATCATCAGTATATGGGTGATTGTATGCACTAAAGTTTAGGTCATACAAATAGTCATCGCCAAACAAATCACTTAGGTTGACAAGATTCCCATAAAACGTCAGCGTATATGCGTAAGGCTCTGTCCCCTTTAGCTGAACGCTCTCAAGCTCCACAACACCCGCACGAAATGGTAACGAATTGATTTCAATTTGGGCATCCTGCCTAAAGCGACCATCAAATCCGCCATTTACATCCGTTCGGTAGTAGTGGCTAAAGATTGCGTTGTTCGTTGGGCTGGCAGGAACCGTGAAGTCTTGCGTGAACTCTGTGAACACCTTGCTGATGTCCTGCACATTCTGCACCGACAGGTTGATGGTGATATCCTCGTCTTGAAATAAATCCAAGCGTTGATTGTTAACGTAAATGTCAACCTTGTTCATCGTACAAGCATCCGTTGGTCAAACGCATAGGTGAAGCTCATCGTGTAGTTGATGGTCTTGTCGTTTACCGACTTCTGGTAGTCAATGCTTCCACGATTAGGCTGAACTGCTACCCATTGCCCATCTTCGTATACGGCTACCTTCTCGCTCATCAGTATCTCCTCCATAATAGCACCATACGACTCATCCACGAAGCCCGTGTTGAGCGTTAGCGTGTTGCGAGAGTTGATATTGAACGATTGGTATTTACCATTCACGTAGTTGATGTTGGTAAAGCCATCCGCATAGATGCTCTTTTGATATTGGTCTTGCGTGAAGTTACCTTGCTCCGTTGACTTCTTGAAGAACGTGAGGTAGTCAGATACTCCGTACTTGTTCACGAACTGAATCAGGTATGGGTCGTACTTAGGTTCGCAAATGACCTCAAAGTTGTGTGCTATCTTGTCATCGTTTCCGCCAAGAGCGTCAACTGCTTCGCATAGGCAGTTGAATCCTTCCACAACCCCGCCATCTGACTTTACTCGGTCATTGTAGCTGACGCATTCGTTGTTAACAAGAAGATTGATGGTGTAGTCATCGGTTGGCGTTACGCCCAAGAATGTTGCTATGTTGGCAACACCGCTCGGAATGTAGATTACCATCTGCGTAGAAGTAGTCGTAGTATTGTCCCATCCGAGTTCATCCTTTAGTGAGAACCAATATTCTACTCCGTTGATTTCAATGCTGAATCCGTTAACTCCAGAGTAAGAGTTGTATGACACCGCAAGGCTCTGCGAGTTGCCTGCAAGCACTTGAAATGGTCGGAGGGTAACGAGGTTTCCTTGCGTGACTCCTGCATTCTGTTGCTCTCCTAATGACTTATAGCCATCAAGTGATATAAATTCATATGGTGCTTCTTCTTCGGGTTGGTTCCATTCTCCTGAAACAACGCCACCTCCTGCGTTATTGTAGTACCAATCTCCATAGGGATAGACCCAAAGAACCTCACCTGTTTCCGATGCACTTGGCTCAACAATAAATGCCTTTCCAAACGGATGAAGGAACTGCTCACGAATTAGGTCGCTAATCTCAAAGTTGATTACGTTTTGAATTGAGTACTCTTTAGACAACTCGTAGTCGTTAGCACCACCTGCCGTGAATCCACCCGTGTATATTTTAATATCACAGGTCATTGATTCTAATGTGTCGCCACTAACTGCGTTGTTTTTTCCAGTTACGAAAATTGGGCTGCGAGCCATTGCGATAGACGCTGGTATCGCTGATACAGGTACACTCATCTTGTAGTAAATGCTTTAAAGTCCTCCTCTGTTAGTTTGAAGGCGTTGACAATATCAGGTGGTAGCCTCTTGAACGCAATGCCAAAAGGTGTGCTGAAGAATTTGGTGGCAGGGATACCCTTCTCATAGATGCTACGTGCTAAGGCAAACTGAAGGCTCTTGCGCTTTATGAATTGCCCTTGCTTGTTGCGAACTCCTTGCAATCCCTTTTTGATTGCCCATTGACTGAACGCACTTGAAGGGGGCATCTTGTTGGTGTACTTGTATGGAGAGCCTGCTGCGCTTGTATACGTGCTTTTTGCGCCACGAACACCTGCGTCTTGGTACAATCCGTAGTCCTCCATCTTAAAGCTCAAGGAGAACGAATTTTTGCTTACGTTCAAATCGTAGTCAAGGGACTTGTATAGGTCACCCGTTACATTCTGCTTCTTGCGAGATAGATTAGTCCTCGCCTGCTGAATGACGTATTTGGCGAACTTCACCATCACGGCTTGCACAAGTTCCTGACGTGCCATTTAGCAAACGCTGATTTCGGTGTTAGCAAGCAGCACATCAAACGTAGCAGTCCACCCAGCAAGCAGGTTCTCGTAGCGCTCGCTGAATGGAATTGCCGTAGCCGTTCCGTCAAGCTGGTACAAGTCCGAATACAACGTGCCTCTGCGTAGTTCCGTGATTACATCGTTGATGACTGCGAGTTGCGTGTTTAGGATGTCCTGCTCGTTGCTTGTTCCGTAGAACGGTTCTGGTTGGTCACGGGGGTCTTCCTTCGTTTCATCTACCAAGTCCATACATACGAGGCTTACGTTCATCCGTACGATTTGGCCTTCAAATGTTGCTTGGTTCACAATGATGTGGCTCAGCGGGAAAATGGTCTGCTTGTTCAGGTCAATGTCAAAGATGTCGCCCGTAGTGACTACGTTGACTTGGCTATGTGCTTGAAGCGTATCCTTCAGCTTGGTCGTGATGTCGTAAAACTGCCTCATTTCTTTAGTTTCTCTAATTGTCTTCGTTCAAGGTCGTTGCGCTCTTTGTCAAACGTGAGAAGAGTGAGGCATTGATGAACGCCCAGTCTTCCCACATCTTCAAACTTTGTGACATCTCCTTTAGCAAGGTGATAGAACGAGGAGTACCATCCCCACTTCCTTCCGAATTGAGCCTCTCCGCTATACTCGTTGTTTGCTTCTCCAAAGAGTTCATCGTAGCGAGCAACAAGTCGCTTCCTAAACGATAAAAAAAAAGCGTTGCTCCTAACACAACATCCATAGGCGCTTGCTTCATCAGCTCGCTATATTTCTCTGCCGACTCGTATTGCTCAATGTCGTATCGCTTGCCTGCTCGCTGCGTGATGGGACGGTACAAAATAGCCATTGTCTTATGCAGCTCTTGCGTGTCGGCCATATAATTGTCAAGGTCAACGTACTCACCGAATGTGATGTCTTCAAGATTGGGGATAAACCCAAATGTTTGGCCACCAATAGTGAACTCCTGCTTGAGTGATGGCTTGGTAGCAAACATACCATTCAGGCGATTCACGACACCCGATAGGCTCTTGAACTTGACATTCGGTAGCTTGTTCAAAGGCACGTTGCAGAACACCTCAAGCATCTTATGGGTAAGGAACTCCTCATCACCCTCAAGCCGAGCAAACTTCTGGTATTGCTCTAAGGTGATTTCCGATAGGTCGGTGGGTACTACTACTTTCAGTTCCATCTAATAAAATAACCTTTTGAATTTAACGTATAGCATAGCGGCCGTAGTTCGGCTTGGATAGCTTGTTGTATGTTGCGTAGCGCATAGCATCTATGGCGTGGTTGAATGCATCTATGGGTTTGTTTAAGAGGTTGCCGTTCTTGTCCTCTACCCATTTGTAGTTCTGCATCTCTTTGATTAGGTTGTTGCTTCGTGGGGTAACGAATAGCTTGTGTCGCTTCAGCACGTCAATACCCACTATAACGCTATCTGCGCCCTTCTGCGTGGGTTTTACGTTCCATCCCATACGATGCAACTCCTCAATGGATTTGGGTTCGGCAGAATCAGCGTATACCTCTGTGCGCCTGTCAAGGTTTAGGTCTTTTAGCCTGTTGCTGATATCGGGGTTGGTGAGTCCCGTTTGGTAGATGAGTTCATCAGCGTACAGGTTATCACCTGACTTGTACACCGCAACAAGCGAGGTTGGGTCGTTGGTGTAACCGAAGTCCATTCCGTAGGCGAGTAAGGTTGCATCAGCAGGTATCTCATTCATCCCGAATTGGAAGATGGTAGCACGGCTCATACCACGCTCTCCCAAGCCGTAGATGCGCCAGTAGTCTTCATCGGTTGTTGCGAGTCGTTCAATCTCCGCTACGATGGAGGCATCCAAGAACGGATTGTCTTTGTAGGTACTTTGTATGTACGTTACATCATCACGGGTCAGCAGCCTGTCGTATATCCAATGGAACGCATCTGATGGGTTGTAGTCAATCCAAATCTTGCCTGTGGTACGAACCAACAACTGAAAGAAGTCCTCCCAAGAGAGTTCGTTTGCCTCGTTGCAGAATAGGTAGTCACGTCTTGCTCCACGCTTCTTCTGCGGTTGGTCAAGCGAAATGAACTCAAAAAGGTTGCCGTTGAGCGTGTAGGTGTAGTCGCTCTTGTTATGGCGTGACTCATCGTACAACTCAAGTTTGTTGAGTATCTCAAAGAAGTCACGGTATGCGGTCATCTTGAGCGATGGCAGCGATTTACGCACAATAGAAAAAACCTTACCCTTCTCTTGCATTGCGATGACAATAAGCATCTGCAAGATGGAGTAGGTCTTACCAGAACGTGAACCGCCTTGATTGACTACTATCCGTGTGGGTGCGGTGTAGTTCCTTTCAAAGAGTTCACTTGTCTTGACTTGGAGTACGGACAATCTCTACTTTGATTTGGGTGAGTTCATCTGCTGCTTCGTGGGAGTTCTCTACCCGTGCAAGTTTGGGTGTCGTGTACTCCGCCATCTTGTTCAGCAGGTCAAGTGCGCCCTTCGGGTCATCAGCAGCTACCTGCGTGAGCCATAGGGTCATATTCTCAAGGTTGGCTTCAATGAGGTTTTGGAAAGCCTCACGAATCTTGTTGGTGGTTTTGTTGGGTACGCCTGCTGGTCTACCCGATGGGTTGAGGCTTGGGCCTCCCTTTACGAGATTAGGGTTTCCTTTTGGCATTTTAGTTTTATTTGGTTCTATTCTAAATAACCCGCTTTGACAAGTGGTGATTGTGTACTTCAGAAAGGTACTCCTCTGATAGCTTCGTTCCAAAGTCTGCTTCGTGATGACAGGACTGACATAGTGCCATAAGATTCTCTATGTTATCTCGTGTCTTGCTTCCACCCATCCCTCTTGGTCGGATGTGATGCACCGCATTCGCCTGCGCTTGGCATACCTCGCAAGGAATCCAATCGGTCGTGTCATAGCCCATTCCTTTGAGGTAGACCTTTGTGTGGTTCTTCATTTTTTGTAGAGCCAACAATCATCAATGAACGTGGCGTGGGGTAGCAATTCATCTACGGCTTGGATTACTCCTTGCCAATGTTCGTGGTAGTCATCTCCTGCTATGTAGCCTCCCTTCTTTACTTTGGGTAGCCATAGTTGAATATCCTCCTTTACTGCCTCGTAGGTATGGGTTAGGTCTATAAAGACTACGTCTAAGGATTCGTTCTTGAATTTCTTGGATGCTGCTTTGGATGTTGCTCTGATGGCCTTGTACTTGCGCTCTCCCATATTCTCAACAAACAAGTCGTAGATGTCTACTTCCATTGCGAGCTTGTGGGCGGTTTCAAGTTCGTTTGGTGAGCCTTTCCACGAATCAATGATGGTGATGTTTTGGTGTGTTGCTTTGTCGCATAGGTAGGCCGATGACTTTCCGAGCCACGCACCGAGTTCTACGAACGTGCCTCCTTCTGGGACTTGTGATAACAGGAAGTCGTATGCTGCTTGGTGGTTGAACCACCCTTGAATATCTTTGTAGGTTTTCATCGCAGAGCGTTGTAGTAACAAAGGTACGAATCCACGCAGATGAGGGTTCCTTGCCGTGCGGCAGCAGAAGCAAATAGGCCATCGGCTTCGTAGATATTCTCAAAGCGCAGCTTCGGCAAGTGGTATGGTTTGAACATATAGGAGGCGGTGTCTATGTTTCCGATTGTTGGTTGGTCGGTAGGGCGTAGTCTTCCCTCTTGTCCCCACGTTACGATTGAGGAGTCAAGGTTATGGAGGTTTGACCATTGCTCATTGAACTTCGGGTGCAGGATGTTATCATCATCCAGAAAGTACACCCAGTCATCTTGCGTGAATTGGTCTTGGTAGAGGTCAAGGAACTCGTTGCGTAGTGGATTTCCCCAATTTCCTGTCTTCTTTGAATAGTGGGTTACGTTTGCGCCTGTTGCTTCCTTGAAGTCGGTAGAGGCATCCATCATCACCACCCACGTAGCCCATTCAGGAATGTACTGCTTGATGCGTTTTAGGTTCTGAGGGCGTGAGCAAGGAGTTACAATGTAAAGCATCGCAGTTCGTTTATTTTGTCCATCGTGAAATCCTGCACGTACTCGTATAGCGATTCGGTTAGGTCTTGGACTTGGTTGGGGTTATCGTTTAGCCTCTTGATTGCTCCTGCCCATTCGCTTGGGTGGTTGATTGCAATGCAGTTGTCTTTGGTGATGTAGGGTTCGTATGGGTGCGTGTTGCTCACAATCAGAGCGCACTTGCTGAATCCTGCCTCAAGCATCTTTAGATGTGATTTGCACTTAGCAAACTCGCTTGTCGTTAACGGCACAAGGCTAACGTCAAAGTATTCGTACAGGCGATGGTAGTGCGTTGGGGGCATCGTGGGTAGCTTGTATGCTGCTCGCATCATATCGGGGTAGTTATCTACCTCCGCCACATACGATTCGTAGCCCGATAGGTCAATGGTTGAATCTCGGATGTCCGCTTGGTGGTGGTTGCCTCCGATATAACCGAAGCGAACCTTCTCTGATGGCTCTCGGTTTATCTGCCAAGTGGGTACGCTGATGGCGTTTGGGATGACTCGGATGTTGGTATTGTACTTCTTTACCTTTGAGGCGAGGTGCTTGTTGGTTACCCATACCTCATCTGCTGCTTTCATAGACCGAATAATGCGGTCTTTCATCTGCCTTCCGTAGAATCCGTTTAGGGGATGGTTAGGAGGTAGCACCCACCAATCATCGTTATCAATGATTAGCTTGATACCCTCCTTGCGGCAGAGCCTAACGAAGTCATCAAACGGCTCAACAGGGAATGCACGGCTTGAGAAGAAGTGAGTAATCTTAGGCCATACCTCAGGCTCAATGTCCGTTATCTTTTCAACGAACATCACGTCTGCCTCTTGGTGGCAAATCAAAGGGGCAAAGACACGATGGTATGCTACCCCTGAGTTTACCTTGTGAAAGGCCACTACAAACGGCCTACTCATAATGCGTTCCCTCGTTGCCGTTAGTTCCGATGATGTCCATACGCTTATTGAGTTCATCCTCCATTAACTCCCATTCCTGTTGTGCTGCATGCATAGCACAGGCACGTACTTGGCGCATCTGCTCACGCTCCCATTGCTTTGCTGCGTAGCGTTCAAGATAGGTTACCCACATACGAGCTGCTACTGCTTGGCGTTGGGGTTTAAACGGATAGGTGCTGCGTAGCCTCGCCATAGCGATGCGCATAAATTGCTCTCTCATAGGGTTAATTCGTTTTCGTTTAGGATGCGGTGTAGGGTGGTGCGAATCTTCTCGTAGGTTTCGTGTTCCAAGTCGAGCATTGAGTCAGGAGCGTACTTGGTCAAGGCTCGCAGTTCGTTATCCATTACCCACATAGCGTACTTCCATTTTGCTCCATTGACTGCATCTTGGAACTCCTCTTGCTCATCGGGTAGGTTGTATACGAGTGTTGCTTTCATTTCTCGTTGGTGTTAAGCGTTTCGTTTAGTTCAAGCATCAACTCAAATGTGTCAATGAGTTCATCAGTTGGTTCATCCTCCCGATGTATTAAACTTTGAGGCATTCCTATTTCTATAATTTCAAGTATCCTTTTCATTTCTCTTTGGTTAATCCTGAATAACTTGACACTCCGAAACATCGTACTTCTTAACAACCTTGCCAGAACTGTCAACAACAACTAAGTCAATGTTGCTACTGTAGTATCCATTGTTGTATCCGTGACCAGCAACTCTAATAGGGTGTCCGTTTGTAGGTAGAATTTCAATCCCGTATTCCTCAATCTTATTGAAGAAGTTATCTCCGCTGATGTCGAATACCAATCCTTCAAAGTCATCTATAGACAACTCATCAAAAGCTAACCAATGGTGTTCGCAACAATCGCTATCGTGGTCGGACTTTAATATAGTTCCATCATTGAACTTAATGCCCTCCGAAAGGACTTCTACTACTTTTATGTTTTTCATTTCTCGTTGGTTTTAAAGTTCACCGAAGATTGTGTACGAATCCAAGTCCTCACCCAAGATGAAGAACTGCTTGTACAGTTGGATGGCCTCAAGCGTTTTTCTTTCGCCTTCTGCTACAAATTCAGGAGTGATGGAGTAGATACCCACATCCAAGCTCGCCTTGTCAATAGCGATGAAGTAGAACTTGTCAATCGGCACACCGAATAGTCGGGTGTAGATGAACGCCTGTACATCGTAGCCGTACTTCTTTGCCGAGTAAGGGAACGCTCGTAGGTCGGTGGTGGTCTTTAGGTCAGCCAAGAAGCCATCAGCGATGATGTCTGCCTTTGCTCTAAACGGCATCCCATCTATCATACCGATTGCTGGTTGCTCAAACTCGCAGCCTTGAATCATTGACAAAAAGTATTCGTTGCGAAGTAGGGCATCAGCAATGCGCTGCGCTTCATCCATCTCCTTACGGGTGCAGATGTTGCGTTGGCCTTTTGCTTCTTGCCACGCCTTTGCGTTCTTGCTCTGCACCTCAATCACATTATACTCCTCCACACGATGCGGCTCAAGAGCCATCAGGTGAACCAGTCGCCCTACCGAGAAGGCATCTGAATCCTCGCTGCCGTACTTGGTAACGTAGTGGTAGGTCTTTGGTGAGGTTAATAATAATTTACAAGCTGAAGATGACAGGGCATTCTTTGACAGGTTGCCGTAGTAGAAGTCATCATCGTGCATACGGCTCTTTAGGGTTTCTAAATCCCAAGTGCTGCCATCAAGTAGTTCTATGATTTTCATTGTTGATTGGTTTTGAATAAAGGTAAACAATTTTTTGCAACTGCCGCAACAACGTCAACAGTTACTGCGTTGCCACATTGCTTGTAGCGTTGGGTGTTGCTCATTGACTTCACTACACCATCGTAGTTGCCAAAGGCGGTATGGTTGTCGGGGAATCCCTGTAAGCGTTCGCATTCAATAGGAGTAAGCCTTCGGATGCGATAGTTTTCTTTTAACAATGGCTGACCGCTGCCATCTTCTCTTGCACGAGCTGCAAGCGTTGGGCAATTCCCATCCTTTCTCGGCCTCCACCCTTCATCACTACGATAGTCACCTATCTCGTGTTTTATAATCAAATCACTCTTGCCACGATTCAATGCAGGCACAAGGCCATCAGCATCATATACTCGGTCTTGCTGATATGGTTGCGTACCACCATTAGAATCAAACTTTGTTCCAATTTGCTTTACTTGAACCCTCATTGGTGATTTGTAATCGCCTGAAGTCAGAGTACGACCTATGCCATCGGAGTCATATACTCGTCTTGATTGCACATCGTTTTCGCAGCTTGCAACAACATTTATTCCGTTTAAAGAAGTTTGCTCATTGCTTTCTCCGATAGGAAATACTCCTCGCCAATCTCCTCCTGTGGTTGTAGAATATCCGACAAGGTATATCCGCTCTCTATTTTGGGGTAGAAACCAACTTGTATTAAGCAGTTGCCATTCAAGTCTATAACCCCCAATGTTGGCAAAGGCTTGGATAATTGCCCAAAAGTCTGCGCCATCATTTGAGGAGAACGTGCCTTTAACATTTTCCCAGACAAATACACTTGGTCGGCATTCGCTAATAAGGCGGATTGCTTGGAGGACAAGAGAACTTCTTTCTCCTTCCATCCCAGCTCGTTTTCCTGCCAATGAGAAATCTTGGCAAGGACTTCCAAAAGTGATGAGGTCAATTCGGGGAAGGTCTGCCCCCCGAACATTTGTAACTGAACCGACATAAGTAGAATTTGGGAATTGATGTTTGTAAACTGCGATAGCGTGTTGGTCTATCTCCGAGAAGTAGGATGTGACTTCATATCCTGCTCGCTCAAAGCCAAGATGGAATCCACCGATTCCGCTGAACAGGTCAAGCTGATTAATTTTCATAGAGCGCATCAAAAAATTCTTCTTCTGATTTGCCTGAATCGTGCTGCACCTTACCCAAGAAGTAGGCTGATTGGATTGTGTTGCGCTCAAAGTGAAGGAAAGCCTCCTTTGTTGCATCGCTGAACTCGGGATGGTTCTCAAAGAACACAGTGAATGGTGTTTTCATTTTAGTATTCATCTGCTGCTACTTCGGTTGCCCAATTAATCCACTTGTAGTAAAGCTCCATATCCATCTTGGTTGGTGGATTGCTGATGTGTGAGGTTGGGTAGCTCGTGGTATTGGTGTAGCCATCCTCGTTGTAGGATTCCTCCTTGTACTCAATTTGCATCTCGTACTTGCACATATCGTTCACCGATTCGTAGCCAAGCCATTCAGCAAGGTATTCGTTATCGGTTCCTGCTTCTACGGCATCCCAATAAGCCTGTGGCATTACATTGGAATCCTCAAGCCACATCTGAAGGTCATCAATTTCAAATAGCATCTTACAGTCCAGCAATTAGTTCAACAATAGCCATTGACCCCATAAGGCCGCCAATGATAACGATAGAGGCAATGAGCTTCGCAAAGAAGACCTTGACTTGGTGTGCAGAGATTTGTTTCATTTTGATTGGTTTTAAATGATACCCAAATGTACGCAAAGCATTCATACCCACAACACTATGGGTGAAATTGTATATACTATGAATAAAAAAGAGGGCTATTTGCCCTCCTTCCATTGTGTGTAGCAAACTGCTACTGCTTGGTCTTTGTCTGGGTACTCGCCTCCGATTGCTTCCATACAGCGTTGGATGTACTCGGATTGCTTCTCACCACTTGTTGGTTTGGGGATTGGCATACTTTAGGATTTTAAATGAAACTAACTTCTCAATATCGGTCAACTCAAGGCGGCTGATTACATCTTGCCTACCTGCTCGCTGATACCATTTTCTGGTAGCCTCTTGCTTTGTCACAAACACAGGCTCAACAATCTTCTCGGATAGCCGTGCGAGTTCCGATGTGCGTACCATCACAAACCCACCGACCTCTGGCATATCAAAAGCGATGTACTCTGCCTTACCATAAAGCCATCCAGCATCACCGTTTACGTTCTTGAACTCCACCCATATTGTATTGGGATGGTTGCCTCCTTTCACGTCTACCGATGTCTCATCGTTGATGCGTGTAACGAAGTAGTCAATGTGGTCGTAGATGTCGGTGTTGCGGTCTGACTTGGTACAGGAGTAGCCAATCGCCTCACAAGCCTCTACGAAGCGTTGTGCGGTAAGGTCTCCTACCTGATTGGAGTACTGCCTGCGCTCCTTACTGACCATAGGCGTTGTATAAAGCCTCAAGCTCTTGCAACCTGCCACGCATACAACTACCGCAACTTGTTGGCTGCACGTTATCGTTGAACACTCGGTTGTAGATTTTATTCAGTTCGGTCTGCTCAAATGCAGTTACCACGTTACGGCCTTTCATCTTACCGATGAACTCGTATTCGGCTTGGGTCAAGCATTCAGGCTTGCGGTAACGGAATATCTTATTGAGCTTCTCCTTACGGGCATCGCATCCGCAGTCTATGCCTGTTGCTTCGCTGAACCAGTCAACAGCAGCCTTGATGCCTGTGGCGGTGGTGATGGCCTCAATGGTATCGCCTAATCCGCTACTCTTCTTTGGCTTCCTTCCACGCTTGGTAGGTGTCGTTGCAATCGGTTTGGATTCGTTCTCTTGCATTTTTTAGGGTATTAAATATTGAACGTGCTGAAATTTTTGTTTTGTCTGCGAGCGTTCTGATGCTCATATCGGTGTTGTGGTACAGGTCAAATATCTTACGGTCGTACCAATGCCAATCGGATGCCTGCTCCCATATCTCATCATAGAGAGCTACCATCTGTGTCTCAGCTTCTTCGTTGACCTCCTCAAAGATTAGCTCATCTTCTAATTGGCTTACATCTACGAACTCAATTCGGCTCTTTGCCTTCATCAAGGTGGCGTACATATTCCGCAGAGTAACATACACGAAAAAGGTGTTGACCTCCTTCTCGTTGTACATAATCTTTTCAGGCTCCTCAACGTACTTATACAGGCGAACGTACATTTCTTGGACTATGTCGTTGGCAAGGTCTTGGTCTGCTCCAAAACTCTTGACCATCCGAATCCAATCGGTGTGGCGTTCAGCAAGTATATTTAGGAGTTCCAAGTGAGTTCAAGCATTATTATACCAAGAGCAAACTGTATCTGATGCTCGGTATATTCTTCATCAAGGTATTCGGTCTTTGACCAAACTGCACCTAAAACGAATCCGTAGATGGGGTAGAAGCCTACGTTAAAATTCATCAAATGTCTTTTTCAGGGTTAAATATAGTTCTTTATATTTAATTAACTCGGTTACAATTTCGTTAAGCCTTTTGATTTCATCCTCAAGGGACTTAATATCTACGGCATCCAGAACCTCAATCGGGTACTCATCACGAATCTCACAGGCTACTTTATATGCCCATCGGTAGTCTTTGTAATTGAGTCTTGATTTGTGTTCCTTCTGGGCGTGTACTACGGTGGAATGGTCACGGTCAAGTATTGAGCCAAGCTCCATCAGCGTGGCTTTATGGCGGTAGGCGTTGATGAATGCGCCTCTTGCGAGCGTGTATTCCCTTTTGCGTGTGTCCTTGTCATCAAGTCCAAGACGTGCCATCAGAGCGTTCTTCGCTCGCTTCATTTGTTGTAGTTCAAAGGCTCTCATTTGCATTTGCAGAGTGTTGCTCTGCCCTCTTTTTTGGTTTCTATTATTTTGGTGATTGGTACTTCAAAGTGCTTGTGGTCGGATAGCCTCTTGAATTTAAAGAAGCTGCACCACTCCACAAGTTTGTCTTCGTAGTCTTGGATGATTTGGTAGTCCAAGCAGATGTAGTCAACGCCATCAACTCTAAAGCATTCATACTGCTGAAACGGAGAAAATATCTGCTTCATAGATTGTCCTCAATTATGCGTTGCAATCGTTCTATCTCCATCACCATCTCCTCGTTGTTGATTCGGAGTTGAGCGTTGGCGAGCATCACCTCGTTGAGCTTGCGGTTAGCGAACAATCGGTAGTCAATAAACTGCTGCAATAGTTGGTCTGCGTTGTGGCAGTTCATAACGTGGTCAAGGAGTTCATCCTGTATCTCACGCCCTTTGGATTTGTCTGCTGCTTGATGGGCAAGCCATATAGCAGTACCAGATAGCATCAGTTGCTTCTCCCTGATGTACAGGTCGTGGAGTTCTTCAGAAGGGTACATCATCAGGGTTTATTAATTCAACAGGCTCATCTCTCTTTTGCGTAAGCAAATTACGCCCATTTATCTTAAATCCTACGTTGCCAATCATTGACAACATAACGACAGGCGAATCGTATGGCGTTACACGCCCTCCCGTTTCCATCTCCTTTACCTTACGCACGTGAACGTGGGTGTATACCCAATCCGTTTCGTGAGCCGAGTACCTATGAAATACAAATACGGCATCAGCACGATTTTGCCACTTGCCCCCTCCTTCAATGTCTGATGCCATTGGAGGCATCGGGTGGCCTTCGTATGGGTGTCCTTTGTAGTGTACCCGCCTTTGAGCTTCAGATACAGGATGAGTGCTTACAATGGTGGTGATAGCATTCTTGTGGGCGAACACCCGAATGGCTGATGCTACCTCGTAGTGGTATTCGTGCATCCCTGTCTTGCCCAACTTCTTTTGGTCGGTGGTTAGACTGTTGTAAGGGTCAATCAACGCACCTGTGTAGTCCCATTCGTTCTTGATGGACTCCATCACCTCAATTAGGTCAAAGGCGTTGAATAGCCTGTTGCCATCAATGAATTGGAAGTACTCATTTATCCAGTCTAGCTTGCGGTGCATCGTGAGTTCATCAATTCCCTGAATCGGTTTGCATACCATAAACTCAATGAGCTTGCGCTTGAGTGAGGCAACCTCATTCTCTGCCGAGTAGATGAGCCACTTCTTTCCCATATTGTAAGACTGAAGAAGCATCAGGTACATCAGCGTGTGGGTCTTGCCCACGTTGGCGTGTCCTGTGACTACGATGAACTCGCCATCTTTAAAGCGAACATACTCATCAAGTTCGTAGACACCGAGCTTGCCTGTGTCAAAGTATTTGCCCTTCAACGCTCTTTGAAGGTAGGGAAGCGAGGCTTCGTTTGGTAGTAAGTCTGGATGTTTCATATTCTGATTGGTGATGCTAATATACAAACATTAATGAAATAAAAAAGCCTCCCGAAGGAGGCTCTTACGCAACGCCCGAAGAAACCAATCAGAACGGGCTTTCGTTGCGTGAAGCAAAATGCTCTTGGTGAGTGGCGGTAGATTGGTTACCGTTCATCCACTCATTAAATGTTGCTGCGTTAGCCAAGATGGTATTGACATCGTGACCTGCGGCACAAGCGTACTCCACCGCAGCCTTCAAAGCTACTTGGCGGATAATGGAGGCGGAGCGGTCATCACCTGCCGTTCTTGATGCGGTGGCAAAGCTGCCTCCTGAACCTCCACTAAATCCACC